AAATTCTACGACATAGCAAAATCTTACCTTGTTGATAATTATGCAGGAGAAGCATCACCATTAGTGTCAAGAGATGGTAGTACCATTGACGCAGGCTCTTATGATGTGGTGGTGGATGCAAGTGCAGATTCTACATTTGCAATTAGCGGTAATACTCTAACAATTAAAGCCACTACTTTTACTGGCAATATTCTTACTAGTGGTACTGCCACACTTTTAAATGATGCAGAAGTAATAGGAACATTTAAAGACAGTGCGGTTCTGCCTTGGGAGGTGACCAATGTAGAAGCATCTGCGACCTTACAGCTTTATAATGTAACTAAAGATTTGGAAGTTGTTAACCAAGTAGTACCAGGTACGGCTAACACCAAGGTAACTACGGACGGAACTTATACAACCTCACAGATCGTAGCGGGTGACAACATTCGTTTACGCATTACTTGCCAAGCTGGAACCTCCGCTTTCCTTCCGTATGAAGCGTTTGGTGTGGCATCCTCCGCTGGTATCGCGTTTAGAGCGGATCAACAAGCTGACACGGTCTACAATGGAAACGGTATAGACGGTAGTAACATCTCGACACTATCCGCTGATTACCCGAATGTACAAATAGACATCTCCGATGGGGACGGAATTGCAGACGCTCGTGAGCTATATGCTTTCTATGTGTATCAATCTACGACCTCTACCGGTATTGAGAATTGGTTTGGAGCGATAACTGCTATCGATGCTATGAACTACCGAGTGAATACCGCTGTGGTTGATATTAAACTACAGAACACAGGTACTACTGCGTTGGTCATATCGGGTGCTAGAATCTATCGGGACGATGATACATCGATCTTACACGCTGATAGCGGAGATTTACCGATGACCTTAGACGCTGGTAACCTCGTTCAGTACATTCAGCCACAGGTAGATACCGCCATTACTGCGAACACTAAGGTTGATGGCATAGATAAGAACACCAAACTTATACCCGCACTATTATGAAAAAACGAGATCAACTAGAAGGTTTACAGGTTTTACTCGCCGATACATACCGTGAGATCATATCGACTATGGATCTTGACGACCCTAATGCGGCGGTCTTAAACGGAGCTAGGCAATTCCTTAAGGACAACAACATCATTAGCGTCACTGAGAAGACATCGCCATTGGGTAAGCTTGCAGATGTATTACCCTTTGACGATTCTCCCGAAGACAAAGAAGCGATTAGACAGTCGCAGTAATGAGCGTTCAACACGAAGTTCCAGCGGAGCTTCAAGACTTCCGTAACTTCCTATTTGTCTGTTGGAAACATTTAGGACTGCCTGATCCAACGCCGTTACAATACGACATATCACAGTACCTTCAGAACGGCCCTAAACGCGCCATAGTGATGGCTTTTCGTGGCGTTGGTAAATCGTGGATATGTTCCGCCTATGTCGTCCATCAACTCCTTCTAGACCCCTCTAAGAACATCCTGGTGGTGTCTGCGTCTAAAACGCGGTCTGATGACTTCTCTACCTTTACGCTTAGGTTGATCCATGAGATCCCGGTATTAGCGTCTTTAAAGCCGCGTGATGGACAACGCTTCAGTAAGATCAGTTTCGATGTCGGTCCTGCTCCAGCGTCCCATGCACCGTCGGTTAAATCGTTAGGTATTACTTCGCAGTTAACCGGGTCACGGGCGGATATAATCGTCGCTGATGACGTGGAGGTAGCGAACAACTCAGCGACCCAAGGAATGCGTGATAAGCTATCAGACCAAGTAAAAGAGTTTGATGCGATTATAAAGCCGCTTAAGACCTCCAGGATTCTGTTTCTAGGTACGCCTCAATGCGAGGACTCTATCTACACTAAACTACGGGAGAGAGGCTATGAGACGCGTGTGTGGCCGTCTGAATACGTCGGGCATAAAAAGAACGACACTATCTATGAAGGAGCCATAGCACCCTTTATAAACGACGCTACAACGGACGACAACATTGGTAGATCGACAGAACCTTTAAGGTTTAACGATATAGACCTGGAAGAAAGAAAGCTTTCCTACGGACGATCAGGGTACGCTTTACAGTTCCTTTTAAACCCCCGCTTAAGCGACGCTGATAGATACCCGTTAAAGATTAACGATTTAATCGTACAAGATTTAGACAATGATGTAGCACATGAGAAATACGTATGGGCCAGCGGCCCTGATCAAGTGATCGACAACATTCCTAACATGGGCTTTAATGGAGACCGTTATTATCGTCCGTTAGAAACCTTAGGAGACATGGTCGATTACACAGGTTCCGTCATGTCTATCGATCCTAGTGGTCGAGGAAAAGACGAAACAGCTTATAGCGTCGTTAAAATGTTAAACGGGTTTTTATTCGTCCACGATTGTAACGGAATAAAAGGAGGTTATGGAGACAATGTTCTAAAAGAACTATCCCTTATAGCGAAACGCTTTAAAGTAAACGAAGTAATTATCGAGTCTAATATGGGAGACGGAATGTTTACAGAGCTTTTAAAGCCCGTTATAAACGCGATTTATCCCGTTACAATAAATGAAGTTAGACATCACATTCAAAAGGAAAAACGTATTATAGACACCCTTGAACCAGTTCTTAACGCGCATAGGTTAATCGTCGATCCTATCGTCGTTAAGAACGATTTCAAGAGTATTGTTTCTTACCCTATAGAAAGTCAGAACCGTTACGCTTTATTCTATCAGTTATCGCGTATTACTCGCGAAAAAGGCAGTCTGTTACAAGACGACCGCTTAGACGCGCTTTCTATCGCCGTTAATTACTGGACGGAACAAATGGCGATTAATGCGGATCTTAAGATAAAAGATAGAAAAGAAGATCTTATTCAAGAGGAGTTAGAAAAGTTCATGAACAGCGCGTTTAATGTTTCGAATAAAGGGAAGCTACAAACGACATGGTTCTAAATGACTACTTGAAATTCTTCTTTCTTAATCTTGTCGTTTATAACGAGAGAGTTTGTACACGCGTATATAACGGATTATAACGATTTACAACCATTACAGGCGACATGTCAACACTAGAGTTGTAAGTCGTTGTTTATAACGGAAATAAAATCGCGTTAAAAACAAGCTAGTAAAATTTAAACTTTAACTTTAATATAGTCGTAATATGGATATCGACGAACAAACAGACTCCTTCTTATTCGATCTACAAAACGTAGTACATCGTTACAGACAAGAATATGACCTTAATCACGCGACTATAGTCGGTGTTATCGAAATGCTTAAACTCGATTACATGACCGATGACTCGATCTATTTCGACGCTGACTTCCTCGATGACAACGAAAGAGACTGAAGAAGATCTTCCCATCATTAGAGTCGTCAAAGAAACGGAAGTAACCTGTTACGATTGGGAACTCGAGATGGACGACGATACCTTCGCCATGATGGTCAAGATGGGAAAGGAAGAAGCGACCGACCAGGACTTCGTCAATATCGCGATGTTAGCCGGACTTAAACATTATTTAGACAAAGAATAACCATACACATATGAAACTAGACGATAATACCCAGATCAAAGCGAACGCTGCTTTCGCCGCTAAACTCGTCGTTGGGATCTGTGTAGCCGTCTGGTCATACTCTGTCATCGTTAATCGTATATCCACGCTGGAGGTCGAAATAATCCGCCTTAAAGACGATATACATATGAATAGTGAATTTCGTATTAAATGGCCTAGAGGCGAACTAGGCGCGCTCCCAGACGACGCTCAACAAAACATGAGACTCGACTTCTACGAAAGAGAAATAGATAACCTTAAGAAGATCGTCGATGAACTACGCTTTAAAGAACTTAAGAATGAGTTGTGAGCGAGTTTCAAACGGAGATCAGGTGGATCATAGCTATGGCTCTCTTCTTCGTTGAACGCGACGTTATTATCGACACCATGTTCGCTCTTATAGACATCGTGTTTAGCCTGTTATAAAGGGCGTAATTACCGTATTTACCACGCGTTTAAGGCTGTTCGTGTTAAAACGACGATTATGCCTGATTAAAAACGCGTTTAAAAAGTTTAGGTAAAAAAATCTGAAGCCCCTTATATACGGTGCGTACCCGTTCAACCCCCCCATCGGGCCGCCAAAAATAGCGTTAGGGGTGGGGGTATGCCGCATCAATTGCGTAAATACCTAATTATCAACGCTTGACAACGCATAATAGATGCGATTGCAGCCCGTTTGGGCCGCGATTGAAACGATATCCCGTGTATTTGTGTTTACAGGTGTTTTTTGCGTCGATTTAAACGCCGCCATAATCGCACCATAAGCCGCGTTAAAGCCGCAGGGACCGCGTTCACGCCGCGTTTCAATCTCATTCCATACCATAATAAAGACCGCCGTTTTAATCGCGCTTTGAACGGCGGCTTTCAACGCGTTGCAATCGGGCACAAAAAAGCCGCCGTCTACGGTTGCAAACGG